GCTGTATTGCCTGATGGAGATTTTGGTGAAAAAGTTTATGACCAGATAAGAGTTATAGAACCTGGTCGGTATAGAGTATTTCGTAAAAAAGAGCAAATTGAAGAAATGTATGATGTCTCTGATAACAGTGTGACAGGAAATTTTGAAATGGGTTCAGCAGATAAAGATTATAAACAAGTTGAATCTGGTAATTTTTCTCTTGGTGAAATACCTTTGGTTACTATTTATTCTGGAAAAACTGAAAATTTAGTAAGCAAACCACCTTTACTTGATATTGCATATTTAAATCTTGCACATTTTCAAAGACAAGCTGATCTTATTCATAGTTTGCACGTTGCATCTCAACCAATGCTTGTAATGGAAGGTTATGACGATCAAACCAAAGACCTTGCTATATCTGTTAATTATGCGATGGCAACTCAGCCAGGCAATAAAGTTTATTATGTAGAACCAGCTTCCAGTGCTTTTGATGCTCAATCTGCTGAAATAAAAGAATTACAGATGCAAATGGCTACTCTTGGTATTAGTACTTTGAGTCAACAGAAGTTTGTAGCTGAATCTGCTGATGCTCGAAGATTAGATCGTGTTGATACTAACTCTATGCTTGCGATGGTTTCTATGGAATTAGAGCAAAAACTTCAAAAATGTTTTAATTTATCTGCTGAATATGTAGGTATCGAACCTCCAGAAGTAAAAATTAGTAGAGATTTTGATATTGAAAGGCTAATTGGACAAGATATTACAGCATTAACATCATTATTTGATCAACAAGTCATTGATAGAGATGAATTTAGAGATATTTTGGTGCAAGGAGAGGTATTACCTTCAGCAAATGAGGTCAAATCCGAATAATTTGTTACAATGATAAACAAGTACATATATTTTTATGGCTAAATCTTTAGACCATGTTCTGCAATCTGACGGAACTTATAAATGGGAAGAAGTAGAACTTAAACATTCAACTGCCTCAGTTGAACCTGAAGTTTGTCCTGCTCCTGAACCAAAAGTAACTAAGAAAAAAGTTGCTAAAAAGAAAACTACTAGCCCATTATCTGACTAATTCATGGCAATCGAAGAAAAAGTCATTCAGCCTGAGTCTGTGACCAACGCTGAACAGCCCGTGGCTGATACTACTTCACAACCAGCCCAACCATCTGCTCCTAATCTTGATTCTATAAAAGCAGAATATGAAGCAAAATTAGCTGCTGCTCGTAAAGAAGCTGCTGAAGCAGAAGAAAAATTTAAAGGCATCAAAGGAAAACTTGATGATGTTTACAAGCAAAAAGAAGAAAAACGAACCAAAGATTTAGAAGAACAAGGTCAATGGAAAACATTGTGGGAAGAAGCTAATAAAACAGCCCAAGAAAAAGAACAACAGATAATGACTTTATCTCAACAGTTAGAAGAGATGAAAACCTCTAATGAACTAGCTTCTACCAAAACAACAGCATTAGCAGCTATCAGTAATCTTGGAGCGATAAATGCAGAACAAACTTTGTCATTGTTACAAGGAAAGTTACAAAAAAATGCTGAAGGTAAAGTAGTTGTTCTTAATGGTGGAGTAGAACAGGATTTAGGTGCGTATCTCACGAGTCTCAAAAACCCTGGTAGTGGTTGGGAACATCATTTTAAGCCAAGTTCTGCTGCTGGAATGGGAGCAAAGCCAAGTCCTGTAGCAAATACTGGTGGAGGTCAAGTAAATCCGTGGAAAACGGGCAACCTAACTCAACAAATGCTACTATTAGAGCAAGATCCGCAGCTTGCAGCCGTGCTCAAGCAAGAGGCTCAAAAATAGTTAGTTTCCGTGAAGCTAATCCCCTCGTCTGTGACTAGGGTATCGCAAAAGTAACAAGGTAATCTGAATGGCTGCTCCGTTTCAGAATTATTCTGGCGGTGTCCTATTAGCGGACATCGTTAAGAGAAATAATCTCAGCACATACGTTTCCGAAGCTATCAAAGAACGTAGTGCATTTTTAAAATCTGGTG